GCAGTTCCCATGACAGGGGAATGGTTAATACGCAAACGAGCAAGGGTACTAGACTGCTTGCGTTCACGTGGTGTTTCATTGGCGATGCCCATAGCTTTAGCCATCGCTGCGTAGTTATTAGTATCAATAGTTGTTAGTTCCATATGTTATACTCCTTCATTCGAGTTAGAAAGTCATAGTTATATCACGACACATCTTTTGTGTCAAGCCAATTTGGGCCAATCTTTGCTTCAAGTAAGAGTGGCACGTTAAACTGTACACCCCAACGCATTGCTATAAGGTATGGCAGTTCCTTGTTTGTTTGTTCAATCACTTCAAGTACTCTCCTTTCTTCATCAGGATGAACATCAATTACAATCGAATCATGTACAGTGTTTACCACACATGACTGCATACCGTCAAGTAGTTTTTCGATATGCAATAATGTCGCAGGTACAATGTCTGCTGTAGCAAACGACTGCACAGGATAGTTCTTAATCTGTGTAAAGTGAGAGATACGTCCACTCACCTTACGGACTACATCAGGAAATGAGAACTCACGCCCTGATGGGGTTGTGATTTTACGTGTGTTTACAGCTTCTGTAGCCAGTCGGGAATGCCAATCTGAGACCCCCTTGTACTTTTCGTTGAAGTGTGTGTAGTACTCTGCTTCTGCCTTAGTTCTTCCAAAGCCTGTCGCTCCATACAACGGCGCAAATGTATGCGCTTTCGCATCCTGCCTACTCGTAGGTTGACCAGCGGTAGTAATAACTTCAGCGGTATATGCATGTACATCAAATCCAGAAGATACTTCTTCAATAGCAACTCCATCTTGTGATAAGAATGCGGCGGCACGAAACTCTAACTGTGCAAAGTCAGCCTCAAGTATCTTGCCACCCTCGAAACGAGACACGAACACCTTCTTCACAGGAAACGTACCACCTCGTGGCATGTTCTGCATGTTAGGGTCTGCCCCACTAAACCTGCCTGTCGCTGTACGATGCTGTAACAAACGAACATGCAGCTTGCCATCAGGCTTTGTGTGTAGGTCAATGCCTTCCACAAAGGATGACAGGTATGTGTCAACTGCTGACAGCCTACGCACTTTGGATAGGAAGTCAACAGCATCTGTCATACCTTTTGACTTAGCAACGCTTTCAAGTAACTCAAGGTTACCTTTGCTTGTGCTAAAGCCATTCGCACTAGCCCATTTAGCTGACGGCGGTTTGAAACCAATACCTGCTGGGCTAGATAGATTAACCAAAGTATAACCGTTGCCACTGCAAACCGTACAACGATTGGGTCTTGCAAAAGGTGTTCCATCTTTCTTTACCTTTCTAATATAGCCAGTGCCGTTACAGTCTCTGCACTGCTCTGCTTTAGTTTTATACACACGCTCAGTTCCTGATGCAACTAAGCTACGGAAGTCTGCATCATCCATATATGGGTCAATAGCATTGCCCCAATAGGTTTTGTCTACTACCTTGCGGCTATAAATTACCCATGACAATTGCTCTGGGCTATTCAGATTGATAGGTGTGTCACCCATCAGCCTACGAACATGCTCTTGTAAGTCTATCTCAAGTTGTTGCTTCTCAGCCTCAAACTCCTGACGCACTTCATCCAGCTTGCTTCGGTCAACGGTAAAGCCACGCTGATATATACGAGCAAGACATACAGCAACTTCATTAGTCAGCATCACTGTACCAAGTAAGCCGCCATCAGCCTGTGAGTTTAACCTAGCCCACAGCCTATCTGAAAGCTGTTGTGTGGCATGTAAGTCAGAAGATAGGTAGTGTGACAACTCATCGTGTGGTATATCACGCACACTGTAACCCTTCTTAAAGTATTCCTTCAATGTGTCCTGCTTCTGCGTGTCCAACTCATAGCGTTCAGCACAAGCCTCTAGTGATAGAGGTTGCTTCTGTCCACGCTGTAAGACGTACTCAGCAAGCATTGTGTCAAACACAGGACCATCATACTTGAAGCCACTCTCCCATAGCCACAGCAAGTCGTGTGCCGCATTGTGCATGATAAGAACAGTCGCTTGGTCAAGCCACTTCTGAAGTAAGTTATGACCGTGATAGGTATGCTCACACTCACTGTGGTCAAAAGTAATCAAGTCTTCCTGCCCTTGGTCTGTAAGAACACCAACCATGACCAGTGTATTCTCTGTCTCAAAAGGGTCAAGGTGTATCTTTCCCCCACGGTGTGTGACAGTATTCTCTACATCAAGTGTTAGTTTCATCCTTCATACCTCGCTGTCAAGTAATCTAAGTTACAATTCACCATGCCATGCCAGCCATTCAACTTGTTCTTCACGATGTTGATGTGGCGTAGTGGGCTTTCTTCTTCCTGTCCTTCAACTGAAGGTGACTTACCAATCAGTATCATCAGGTCAGCCTCTGCCGCCTTACCTGTGCGGCTACCCTGCATCATGCTCTGGTTTAACTGAGCACGTCCTTCTGCATCGGCACTCAACTGAGACATGTAGAATACAGCACAGTCGTATGTCTTGGCAATCTGCCTAGCATAGATGGCACAAGCCGCTAGTGCTTGGTCTTCTCTAGCATAGCTACCTGCTACACTAAACTTGTCACCCATGTCAAGCACAAGTATGTCAGGCTTGTATGACTTACATACGGACTCAACCCATGCCATGTCACGACCACCTGCATCCTTAATCTTAATGTTCTGCATGACAGGTGCATACAGTGCCTGTGCCTTGCTCATGTTGTCTCGTACTTCACGAGCAGACATACCTGCGGCGGCAGTTAAGTACCTTGCACCAACACGGTGTGTAGGTTCTTCGTTACACAGGATGATACACTTAGCACCCTGATGTGCGAACCCATTCGGGCCAGCAATCAATGACGCATGGAAGGATGTCTTACCAGTGTTTGGCCTAGCACCTACCTCAATCAACTGCCCACCTGATACACCTTCTACCTTACGTGCTACTGGTGGTATATTGAATGTCCATCGCGCTTCCAGTTCAGCCTTTGCCATGAGTGTCTCAATGCTGATGTCATCCCACTCAATGTTGAGGTTAGGAATGAAGTCATCACCATATCGCTCAAGCAAAGTGCGTAGAGATTCAAGTGTGTTTGCATCACCATTCACCATGTCAAATCCAATGTTGGCTACATCCTCACCAATCACTTGGCGAAACAGTTTGGACAGTACCTCTTGTGAGATATCATGCCCCATTGTTCCTTCCTTCTTGACGGAAGCAAACAGAGATGCATAGGCTTGCTTCTGTGCAGTAGTCAGTGTCGGATTGTCCGACATGAACAGTGCCTCTACTTCGTCAGGTGTTACGGTGCGATTGTACCTGTCCATCGCCATGTCAATGGTCTTCTTAATCTTCCGCACATCCTTACTGAACAGACGGTCTGGACACTTAGCACCACGATGGTCATCGTAGAACGACTTGTCCATTAAACTTCGTATAAGTGATAACTCCATTATATAATCTCCTTGTTAGTTGTGGTGACAAAGCCTTGTAGTGCGGCTATGTCATCGGGGTCACGATACTTTATATCGTCTTGGATACGTAATACACGAACATCTTTTACATGTCCACGTATTTCTTTCGCCATGCCTAGTGTCTTAGGTAGAGCATCGGGGTCTAGGGCGATGACTGCTGTTGAGAACTGTGAGAGATACCTCTTGTGTGATTCCAGTAGTGATGTCCCTAACAAGGCTACCCCGACTAGCCCAACAACACTACCGACAACTGCGGCACTCACACAGTCCTCAACAACTACGGCAACTTTACCACACCCAAAAGAATATGGCAAGCCACTTTTTCCATACCGCTTCCATTTAGGTAGACGCTTGCCTAGAGCACGGCCTGTTGCATCAACAATCTTACCATTGTGCTTGATAGGAAACACGGCACGGTGTTCTTTGACATCATACATGAGGCCAGTATCCTCATGGTCAATACCGTACAACTCACTAGCCCATTCTGCTACATCAAAGGTAGGCGGTACAATATATTCTGGCAAAGAGAATGTATCCTGAGATGCAAACTCATTTGCCCCTGAGAAACCTGCACGGATATCATCTACTGTTAGATGGACACGAGTGCCACCACTAGCAGTACAAGATGCCTTGTAACAATTCCACACAAGGCTACCCATGTTGTTAGTAACTGTGAATGTATTATACCCATTACATAGTGGACAGTTCATTCTCTTAGTATGTCCATTAGGTATATCTATATCACTTATAATGTTATATATATTACTCATGTATATATCACTCTCCTGTGCGGCATTTGTCTATGCTTATATCATGCATTTTACGGGTAGTCAATGCATAATTTGCAGCGGCAAATGTATTTTTCATGTAAGGCTTAACTGATTGTGGATTACTGTGTCCTGTAACCGACATTATCTGTGCCATTCCGACACCTGCCTCTACCATTTCTGTTGTGCCTGTCCTACGCAAGTCCATCAGGCGTAGTTCTTCTGGCAGTCCAGCCAAACGCATGGCCTGTCTGCCAAACTTTGACAGCCTGTCAATACTATAAGGTTGATACTCACCATTGCGCGGTATCGGACGAGGTGCAACCCACTGTTGAAAGTCAAAGTCTTGCTTCTGTTGTAGTAACATCTCAAGCAAGTCATCGCTTATGGGTAGTGTTACTTCAGCCCTGCGCTTGCTCTGCTCCAGAAACAACTTGCCTTCAT